TTTTTTGTAAATACTAAAAATATATATAAAAAGTTAGGCTGTATATTTTTTTAAATATACACCCTGATAAAAATTATGAAAACTAAAATTAAACTATTTCTAATGCACCAGTACCAGTTAAACTAATTGAATATGTTGCATTTTCTTTATTTGATGCTGATATATCAAATTGATTAACAATTGCATTTCCTTTGTAATATTTTTTTGATGTATCAGGCGACCAACTGGGAGTAGTTCCCGATTTAATCGCAAAATATACGCTAACAGGGTCTTCACTTATATAATATTCCCATAATTTTTCAACTCCATTTGTTGAGCCAGAAACATTATAACTAACTAACCCATCTGTTGCCATTGTCCAACTTAACATACCGCTAACATTTTCAACCCAATCTACACTATCTTTAGTTGTTACCTCTCTAATTTCTTTACTTGTCGAAAGAGTAGCAGAAGTTGATAAAGCAACAGGTTGATATGTTGCACCACTTAATATAAATATCATTAAATTTCCTCCAAATTCCATATTATTATAATTATTTTTTATTTATGGTAAATACTATTTTATACTTTAATTTATTAATTTTTTTTATAACATTTTATTATATATGTTAGTTTCTGAATATAAACACCACTATTGAACATTTCATCAATTCCATCATTATATATTAATTGAATAAAATAATCATCTATTTCATCTGTAAATGAGTTTAAAACACCATCCACTTTATCCGCAATATCAATTCCATCTTTATAATTATCTGTATATACATTTATATCAAAATTAACAGTATAAAAGTTATTATCTTTTGTAGTTTCTGTTAGTAACCTTCTTTCATACGTAATTGTTGGTAATGATGTATTTTCAGGAATTACAATAGGATATATTTTATCATCAACTAAATTTGAAATTTCGGTTGAACCGCTTAATATATTATAAATTACTTTTCCGATTTTAATCATTTTTATTACTATTATTTTTGTGTATATCTATATGGCATTCTCTGCATAATCCCATTAAATTATTTAAATCAAAACCTAATCTAATTTTTTCATTTACATCACTTGCAGTTGATAATGGTTTAATGTGATGAACTTCATCAACTTTTTTAAATATCCCTTTTTCTAAACATAATTTACATAATGGATTATTCATTAAATATCTTTTTCTAACTTCTCTCCATCTTTTAGTGTTATAAATATATTTATGATTATCATTATTTTTTTTATCTATTCTATTTTTATTTGGTAAGTTAATTATTGGCATTCTTATTTTTCATATTTTTTTACAACCCTATTTAAACTTTCTATTACAGATTGAGTTATATTATTTTGAACTTCATTTTGTTTAGAATTTATAGCACTTTCAAAAAATTTAGTACCTTCAATTATACCCCTATATGAATTTTTTTTTCTTGTATATCTTTGAACTGTTCCTTTTTCAAGCCATAAAGATTTATAATAATCGCTACCTAATACTACACCCATTCCATCTTTTTTAAATTTTACTTTAAATGATTTATTAAACTCTTTGTAATTAGTTCTACTTTTATTTTTCTTGAATGATTTAAAATTATTCTTTGCAAGGTCTAAAATTGTTTTCGCTGATTTTCTTAAAGCATCTTTAATAATTTTATTCCTAACGTTAGGAATAAATTCATCTAATATTTTTTCTAAATCTTTAATATTTTTTATTTCTAATTTTCCTTCCATTATTCATTTATTAATTCTGCTGATATTATTATACCTTGTTTATACGGTATTTCGTTTATAAAATTTATTTGATATTTTTTATTATTAAATATAATAATCATATCTTCTTTTACATCTCTATAATATATAGTAAATGTTATTTGTTGAGTGTTAAATATTTCATCATTATCAATTGTTTTTCCACCATTATTATAGATAACATCCGCTTTCAAGTTTAAATAATCACTCCATTCTTCTTTAAACTCACCAAATTCACCTCTAATATTTATCTTCTTTTGTACTATTATATCATATCTCATTTTTCCAATTATCATTATCCTACAATTATATTTTTATATGGTTGTACCAAAAATTTATAAGTATATGGTATTTCATAACCCTGTGAAAAACTTACCATATTTCTATTTAAATAAAGATGTGATGCAAACATTATTATAGCCTGTTGCACTGTTATGGGTAATGTAGTTTCTGTTATACTTAGTTCATCTACTTCACCATTTGTATAACCACTAATTGTATAACCACTTAAACCACCATCACAATAATCATATATTTGTTTAACCGAAATTTCTAAAAAGTTTTCTAATAATGTATCATCAATTGTATAACCACTTTCTATATTTAAGTTTATTTTTAATACATCTAAGTTTATAATATCTTTCATATTATTTTATTTTATTTTAATTTAATGTAAATACTAAAAAAATAGATGTTTTATTAAATAAAAAATCCATCTTTTTAAAGATGGATTTTGAAGAAAATATAGATAGATTAAAAAATTATGCTAAACTTCCGTAAGCGAAGGAACCGCTTCTTCTTACTTTAAAATCCCAATAAGAATTTACAACTAATCTAACTTTTCCGTCAACTGCTTGTGTATATGGGTCAACTGTTATTTCAATATCACCCCATTGAGCAACTACCAAATCATTAAAATTACCAAATATAATACCCGCATTGTTTGAAATATCAGTTACATTTGAAGTTTCAAAAGCATTATAACCACCAACTTTACCCATATCCGCTATAAAACCTTGACCTGTTGCTTTTGCAGTTGTTTCAAGTAAATTCATACCAGTTGGATTAGTAACATAAGCCAAATTACCGTTTAACCCATTAGATGTAGATACGGTTGATTTTAAACTATTTACTTTAGTCCAAGTAGTTGTTCCTGATATAGTTAAAGATTTATCATAAAATAAACCTGATGGTTGTGTACTTCCAGATACATTACTAAACATTGTGTTTTCCAATTTATTAGCCACTGATAAAGCAATATCATTTTCAATTACTTTAGCCGTTGACATATTATCTTGTAACAAAAGTTGTTTAGAAATATCAACGTAAGCAGTTAATCTAAAAGGTGATAGAGTTATTTCTGAAGTTGAACCTGTACCATCAGCCGCTGATGTAGTTTCACCTTTCCATAATACAGTTGTTCCACCATATACAGGAATTGCACCATTACCAACTAATCCAGTATAAATAGTTGCACCTAATTTTGAAACTAAAAGATTTGCTTTCAAAGGCTCTAACATTGAAAATTTATCTTCACCTACTATTTCTTGACCCGATGAAGAACCTCCAGCAGTTAAAGCGGTTCTTTCTTGCATTGATAAAATAATAGTTCCTTTACCATTTTCGGCTATACTTCTTATTTCTTGTATTAAATTTAATTTACCCATTCTTTCATTATTATTTTTTATTTTATTCTTTTTTTCAATTTCATTATCAATATTTTTAATCTCATTTTTCAGATTTTCAATATCTTTATCTTCTTCTTTTCTTAATTCCCTTTTTTCTTCCATTCCCCTGTTTATAATAGTTTCAAGTTGGTTTAAAACTTGTTTTCTCTTTTCTATTAATTCATTCAAATTCATATTATTTAATTATTTTGTTGTAAATATTATATTGTTATTAATTTTATTAATTTATTTTATTATTTTTTTAACTCTATTATTATATTTTTGTATGTAGAATAATATTCATCTAACTTTCTTTTATTTTCTTCTTTAACATCTTCTTTATCATCTTCTTTCACATCTTCTTTCACATCTTCTTTATCACTTTCTTCTAACTTCTTTTCAATTTCACTAACTTTATTTATCAATTGATTAATTTTTTCTTCTATTTCTTTTAATTTATCTTCTACATTTACTTCATCTGTTTCATTAACTTCATCAACTTCATCAACTGGTTTTTCATTTTCTCTTTTGTTTATCATATCATTATTATTATTTTTTTCATTTGTTATAATATATCTAACATCTACACTTGTATCTTTGTAAGCGGGTGTATTTACTATTGAAAAATCATATAACATTTCAATCTTAGTTATATATCTGATAAATTCACCATCTTTATTTTCCCATTTATCACCACCTTTTTTAATTGTAAAAGCGAATGAAGATGATGATATATCACCCCTACTTATACTTTCTAATAAATCTTCTCCTAATGTCGTTTTAGGTGCTTCGAAATCATAATGAACACCATTATCATCTACACTAATTTTAAGTGTTCCATTTCCTTTATTTGAACGGGCTAAAACACCTTTATCGCCTGAGTGATTGTATAACATAAAAATATCACTCTTTTTTATTAAACTTTCATCAACCGCTTCGGGTAATATTATTTCTCTAAAGTTTTTATCTAATTCATAACTATACATCAATTCACTTTTTTTGTTAAATACTATCGCAGTACCTTTTATATTTCTCTTATCAATATGAATATCTGTTATAAATCTTTTTTCAATATTATTCTTCATTATCAGTATCTTTATTTTTTAATTTATTATCAATTTGTTTTGATGTATCACTAACTACTTTTTGTTCACTAATCAAATTATCAACAGGTTGTACATTAACTTGTATAAATGCCCTATTACCACCTTCAACAGGAAATTCACTATTAATTCTACTTCTAACTTCATTTGGAGTAAATGCACCGATTTGAAACATTTTTGTTAAATAATCCGCTTTT